TTGAGAGTTCATACCGATAGCGAGAACACATGGGTTTTCAATTCGATATGCAAGTCCAAGACGTTCTAGAACATTGCCAACAATTTCTTCACCAGTTGACAATTTTAAAATTTTAAGTTCACCGTTCATAATATCTCCACAATTAAAAAGGGGGCATTGCGCCCCCTTGGTTTATTTAAAACGTTCCGCTTTATGCTTTTTTATTTCTTGAATGGATTCAAGAATAGAAGCAAAAATTGCTCTAATCATTTTCATACTACATCGTCCTCTGTCAAGAATTGCTTAGACGATTTCTTAGTTTTAGATTCTGCATCCTTAACTTCAATCTTCTTTGGCTTCTTGTGTTCTGGAATGATTCGTTCCAAAGCAATCTTCAACATGCCATTAATCAAAGCGGCATCTTGAATTTCGATTTGGTCATCAAGTGCAAATGTGCGAGTGAATGCACGATTAGCAATACCCTTGAACAAGAAATTATCGTTATCATCTTTTGTATTACCAGAAACAATAAGTTTATTATCTTCTAGTGTGATATCGATTTCTTGTTTACCAAAACCAGCAACAGCAATTTCAATGACATAAGTATTGTCACTAGTCTTGCGAATGTTGTAAGGTGGGTAGTTAGGAATATTCTTAGTTACATCATCATGTATTTTTGCTAGTCGATTGAATTGTTCATCGAAACCAACAAAGAATTTATCAAAGTCTTTGAAACCTGGACCGCCAAAGATAGCGGGAATTGGTGTGTGTCCCATTTTATATCTCCTCTTACTTAGTTGTCGAAAATGCTTTCTTAGCATCAAAAGTGTATGCAGACATGCCAAGAGTTGTAAAAAACTTATTGACTTCTTCTGCTACTGCTTTTGCGTAAGCGGTTTGTGCATCTACAAAAGTATTGAGGGGTTTCGCAAGTTCTTCATTCTTAACGAATGTTTTGACGAATTGCTTTTTTGCGCCTTGAAATGAATCGATGGCTGTATTGATGTTGTGTAACATAGTTTCTCCTATTAAGCGAGTTTAAAAAAAATTCGATACCCCTAAGGCGTATCATTAATCCTGCTTACTGAATACAGGGGTACCATATCGTTGTACCAGCGTTAGACGCTCCTAAGGTAGAAGAGCCGATTACGTTCCCATCCCTGAGATACGTTTATTTATAAGGCTTAAGCCTGTCCAATCATTCTACGTGAAACAAAATACGTAGTATTTCCTTCTGTATTGGTTGCTGTGCGAACCTTGTAACCGCATTGGCGCAAATCGCTCATACGGGCACGGAGATTCTTAACACCGAACAATGCACGTGCTTGCGGTGCTGAAAGGCAACGACCTGTGCCACGCAAGTAAGAGATCAAGAGTTCTGTTTGTGTTTTGCTAGAATTTACAAATGCCATTTTATATACCTCATCAAATAATGATAAAAAATTTACTAAGAATTATTTCTTAGCTTCTGCTTTAGCTTCCGCTGGTTTAGCTTCTGCTTTTTTAGCCTCTGCTCTTTCGGCTTTCTCTTTTGGAGTAATCACTTTGGGACGTGGTTTATCCTTAGAGTCTGCTGAAGGTGCAGGTGCTGGTGCTGTTGTTGCAGGTTTGTCGGCAGGTTTCTTTTCTGCTGGTTTGTCTGCCGCAACGGCAACTAGGGAGAGAGTAGTCAATACTACTGCTGTCAATGCTTTAATGGATTTCATAGAATCTCCTAATTTGTTTTGAGATATTATTATCTCATACCTATTAACGTTTGTCAAGTCTTCAACGTTGACTTGAGCATCCATTGATGTTTTTTAAATGCATCTTGTCGTTCGGCTAAGAAGTTACTCAAACCATGTTGATGTTGTTCTTCGGCAAGTTCATATGCACGTTCAATACTATTTAACAAGATTGGTATATCAGCATACAATCTTTGTACCATTTCTAATGCTGGTGGCACTTCACCTTCATCTTTAACTTCAGACAATTGAATAAATCTGCCTAAACTTCCTGGTGCATATGCATCTAACGCACGAATTTCTTCTGCAATCTTATCGATACTACCATATACTTCTTCATAAACTCCACCAAACAAATCGTGATATTGTTTAAAGTCTGGACCGGTAACGTTCCAATGATAATACTGTGCTTTAAGATAGAATGCAAAATGATTTGCTAAAACAATCTTAGTTGATTGAATTAATTCTTCCATTAGATTGATTCCTTTTTCTTTCCGATATTGTACTTTGCTGTTAACGACCAATCATCTTTTTCTTTGTAAGAAATGATTTTAATCTGTGACAATGGTGCAATTGGTTCTAATGAAGTTTTAGTTACGATTTCAATTAGTCCCCACTCAGCAAGTAAATTCGCAATAGTGTTTCGCCTTGCAAGATCATTATCTTCAAAATCAGTAGGCTTGCCGTCTAGAGCAAATAATTCTTTAAAATGTACAATATAGTATTTACCTTTTTTGTGTAATATGTGGCAAGATTGATAGAGAGTTTTGTCTTTTCGAGATGCTACGCCAATTCGGGTTAAAGTCTCTTTAACTTTAAGAAAATCATCCTCTTGTTTCAATCTTACTTCCAATAATTCGTCAATGTTCACCGCCATTCTTTTTCTCCTTGGTTTTCAACCCACCTTTTTCTAATTTTTGTCTCATAATTTTGAGTTGATCGGAGGTTAAGAGATTTTGAACTTGTTTTGCTTTCGCATAGCTGTAACCAAAACATTCTGAAATCACATTAATATCCTCAACTTTTTCATTTTTGAACCACTTGCTATACCGCTTACGTGATCGTATGGTATTTAGTAAATACAAAAATTGAGGTTTATTATCTAAAAGGTGTCTACTATTCATTTCATTTGCATGAAAAATAGTATCAGGAAAATAAGAAAGTCCTTTGTTTACAAGGTACGCATTATATGCTTTTTCTGCTAAATCATCATTATCAGTACCAACCATAAGATTTTCTTTTGATTGGCTGATTGCGTTAATAAAATCAAATGGACTCAATGAACTCATGCACGACTCGTTGTCAATTGGGATAATTGCTTTAGTGTTTCTTTGTCTGTAATCTTATGACATAGTGTAACACCTTCTTGCTTAATATTCAAGAGAAACATTTGTCTGCCGTGACGGGTTTGAAATGTGCGCCACTTTACTTTTTTTGGCTCAACAGTATAAATGTTGCCATCGTATTCACGATTTGCAATGTCAGTTAAACCTAATGAGGGTACTGCAATGAATACAACAAAATCTGCATTTGCACATTTCAAATATTGATTTGGCTGAATTGTAAATGCTTTCTGCACGTACCAAGGCACTTGTGTTTTCACTTCAACAGTTGCGCCATTGACAGTCATATCTTTCACTTTGTCAAACGCATCAAGCGAAAGTTTAACGTCATATCCTTGAGAGCGGAGAATTTCACTCAATAGAATTTCGCCGTAGTTGCCCAACTTAACTTTCTTTTCAATTTCACTAATCATAATATATCCTTATTTAAATTGACAATCCATCATAACTTCAGTCAAGAACGCAACAAAGTTGATTTCTTGATTAACAACAAATGCAGATTTGTACTGATAGTCAGCCATATACAGAACCAACTTCGGAATAGAATTTGGCTCAACATATTCATTAGTAGTTTCAAAAATCTTTTGAAACAAAGCAGACGGTTCATTGTCTAGGTTTTCTGCAACCCATTTTCGAATGCCTGAAAAGTCTTTTGCTTTCATTCGTTCGACAAGAGCCTTGTAATTATCTTGCGAAATGTTAGCAAGAATGCCCGTATCAATCTTACCTGTAGCAGAGTAACGTTGTAGTTCATTAAGAACACGCCTCCAATCAGGAAAGTATTTCATAATTAACTGAGCAACAACTGCCAATTCAAACTCTACATTTTCTTTTTCAAGAATACCAGTCATACGTTTCAAAAAACGAGCGGCAAGTTTTGGTTTGTCTGTATTGCTTATCTTAAATTGAATAACGGAACATCGACTGTGGAGAGGGGCGATGATACGATTAAGAAAATTGCAAGTAAGGATAAAACCACAATTAGCAGAAAACTCTTCCATGAAGTTCCGTAATGCGGGTTGAGTAGATTGAGGATTAAGGTAATCAGCCTCATCAAGTATGACATATTTTCGACCACCAGAGAATGATACAGTTGAGGCAAAGTTTTTGATTTCATTTCGCAATGTATCGATGTTGCCATTCATCGATCCATTAATAACAATGTAAGTGCATCCAAGTTCTTCGAGCATGGCCTTTGCGATAGTAGTTTTACCAACGCCAGGACCGCCCGTAAGAATTAGATTCGGAACGTTCTTCTGTTCAACAAACTGTTGGAACGTAGCCTTTAAGTCTGCCGGAAGAATTGTGTCTTCAACAGTTTTTGGTCGATACTTCTCGACCCACAAGTAATCTTGTAGCATGTGTTCACCTTATTCATAACATAATAATATATTCTAACATAGAACATGTTAGAATGCAAGCGAGTGTTACTTGGCAACACTCTCATAAAGAGTTTCAACATCATCTTGTTCTTGTTGAATCTCGGTGAAGTTTTGTTTATGGTAAATCTTTGCAAGTTTACGTGTGTACTTCTTTGGCAATTCAAAGTTATCTTCAACTGTGGTGAGAATATCTTTAATCAAATCACGCTCTGCTTCAATGCGAGTGAGTGAGTTTGAAATTTCAACCAATGCATCCAGAATCTTTTTACGGTCCTCTGGAGAGGACGGAACAATCACATTACTCATAATATTAACCTTCGTACTTAGAACCAGCTTCAGTAGCAACCCAATATTCAATATTGTCTGTCGCATGTTTGAAATGAGAAATACCTTTAGATGAAATTGCAACATTGTATGTGCCAGGAATCATCTTTAGATTTTCTGTGGTAAAAATAAATTTGAAGTTTGCTGATTGCTCACCAACTTTGATTGAGAAGTTATCTGCATCATCATTCTTAGCATCAAGTGCTGTGATTGATACGCTTTCGCCATCACCAACAACAGCAATGTTTGGAAGACCCAAGATGCCCGACAACTTCAATACTTGATTCAAATTGTCTTTTGTCAGCGTAAAATTCACTTCGGCATTTTCAACTTTAATTTCTTTTGCTGGTGGTGCAACAATCATTGCCTCATCAGAAAGTCCATAAGTTGTTTTTGAAGTTCCAGATTTAACTGTTAGATTTTTCGTGTCGGTATTGACTACGATTTCTGGATTGTCTAGCGATCCGACTAGAGACAAGAATCGATTCAAGTCATAGATGACAAAATCAGAATCGAATGTCTCGCTTACTGTAGCTTTACCCAAAACGTTTTGTTGTTTTGAGATTGTTCTGACAGTAGAGCCTTGTTTGAATTGCATACCAGAATTGATAGTTGCAAAGTTCTTAAGAACATTAATTGTTGATTCACTTAGTTTCATTTTGATTTCCTTCATTCAAGTCATGTACGTGTAACATGATTATAGCATAGTGTATAATTTTTAGCAAGTCTTTACGATTACGTCCGTCTTTCTTGCCATATCGTTGTGCATATTTCAGCACGTTACCAATACAGAATCCTTCACCGTGTCCTCCATCGATGATGAATTCTGTTGCTTGGAATTTAGTACGTGAGTAATGTTGTCCATATGTCGCATCAATATAAGACTTCAATTCATGTAAAGTCTCATCTTCATTATAACGATAGTCAATCATTTAGGTACCATGTCCTCTCTTTGGAACATTTTCGCCTGCTGTGGGTGACGCATTGATAGCGGCAAGTGCTTGTAACGAACCACCAAAGATATAAGTGCCAGCATGTTTCAAACGCAACCATGGAAGCAACCAAATCTTTCCACCAGCTTTACGCATCCATTGACAGAACATGTAATCTTCTGAGAGATAACGTTTTGTATCTGGACAAATAACGCAATCAAAGTACGCCATGATTTCTCTGCTACCATCAAAGTTTTCTGTACGTGCGTGATCTGGACGATATTTTTGTGTTGGAAATGCAACATCAAATTTTTCTAATGCAGTACGCTTAATCATCATAAATCCAGTTCCGCTTTCTTTCACCTGAACAGGTTCATCAAGTCGGAATGATTGTGTGTCTTCTGCCGGATTGAAAACATAGTCGCCAACAAACTCTTCCAAATGATTTGGATTCTTGTCTGCGAAACCTTTGTCTACTGCTGATTTGATTTTCTCCCAAGAAATTGCTTTCTTTGGATATGGTCCACAGATAACATCCATGTCATCTCTAGTGATTGCATGATGCATCATCACAAAAATGTCTTGTGCATCAAAGTGAATATCGCTATCGATAAACAACATATAATCCATTCCACTACGAACGAATTCGTCTGTCAAATAGTTTCTAGCACGTTGTACTAAAGATTCGTTGAAGATAAAAAACAATCGTGCCTCAATGCCATACTTTGTGCAAAGTGTCATTAAGTCTGCAATTGCTTTAGTGTACGATCCATGGCATTGTCCGCCATACATCGGTGTTGCGATAAACAGTTTTTTCTGTCTTAGTTGTTCAATGTCAATTTCAAATTGCATATTTTCTCCATAGTGTTATTAGTGAGTACATATTTATATATAAAAAAAGAGGCCACTTTTCAGTAGCCTCAAGGCACAAGTGCCAAGGAGATTTAGAACGGAACTTCATCCGTATTTGTTTCGGGTTTCACTTCGGCAGTCGGATCGATACCAGCATCAATCTTACTGTACAAGTCAAGGAATGCAGTTTTTGTTTCGCCATCGAAACGATTGATACAGTACTTGATTGCTTCCATCTTATCATTGAAGATAGTGTATGCTTCGGCAATGTGTGACAGACGGCGAGTGGAAATCAATTCATCAATAGCACCTTCTTCGAAAGTCTTACGAATGATATCAGCCCACTTCACAAGATTTTCTGCAAACGCT